GGTGTTGCTTTTGCTGATCCGTTAGTTGAAAACGTACAGTTTCAAGCATTCACCGTAGCGCAGTTGCCTGCCGCTTCCGCTGAAATTCTTGGCACACGCTCAGTAGTTACTAATTCTAACGCGGCTCTAACCGCAGGAATTGGCGCTATTGTTGCAGGCGGCGGTTCAAACGTTGTACCAGTCTTTTGCGATGGTACAAACTGGCGTATTGGGTAATAAAATAGGGGGCTAAACACCCCCTATCTAACTATAGAGAAACTATGCCTATTATTTATCTACAGCATCCAGACCATGGCGAAAAAATCGCTACTATGGAATTAGAAGCAGAAAATGATGAACAAAACGGCTGGACACGATATACTATTGACACGCCAACTGAATCAGTTGAAGTGGTCGAAGAACAGCCTGAGCCTGTTGTCGAAGTAGTCAATACATTGAAACCAAAGACACGACGCAAATCAGCATAAGGAGTAGGCCATGACCACGGCAAACGAGCAAATAAACGGCGCATTGCGCTTATTAGGTGTGTTAGCCGAGGGTGAAACGCCTTCCGCAGCAACGTCACAAGACGCTTTGACTGCGCTCAATCAAATGATTGACTCTTGGAATACTGAGCGTTTGTCTGTGTATGCAACCATAGACCAAGTAAAGACTTGGCTACCAAATCAAATATCTAACACGCTAGGCCCTACTGGTACGCTTGTTGGACAACGCCCTATCTTGGTCGATGACTCTACTTATTTCCGCGATCCAGCGAACAACATCTCGTTTGGTATCAAGCTGATCAACCAGCAACAATACAACGGCATCGCTGTTAAAACAGTGACGTCAACATATCCGCAGGTGATGTGGGTTAACATGACTTACCCTGACATTGAAGTGTACGTGTACCCAGTGCCTACCAAGCCACTAGAGTTCCACTTTGTGTCCGTTGAGCCAATCGTTAACGTACCTAGCTTGTCAACTGACATCACCATGCCGCCTGGCTACTTGAGAGCGTTTAAGTACAACCTAGCGCTTGAGATTGCAGCCGAGTTCGGTATTAACCCTAACCCACAGGTGTCACGCATTGCGATGACATCTAAGCGCAACTTGAAGCGCATCAACAATCCTGACGACATCATGTCCTTGCCTTACAGCTTGGTTGCGACTCGTCAACGCTTTAACATCTTCGCGGGTAACTACTAATGCAGACGCCTATCTTAGGACAGGCGTACGTCGCTCGCAGTGTTAACGCGGCGGATAACCGCATGATTAACCTTTACCCTGAGGCTATCCCAAACGAAGGTCAGACGGCTGGGTGGTTGCAACGCGCGCCTGGCTTGCGTTTACTAGCGACCATCGGTAACGGCCCAATCCGTGGTCTGTGGGACTTCCAGCCCGACTCTACAACAGCGTTTGTGGTATCAGGCAACGAACTCTACAAGATTGATGGGACTTACACCGCCACGCTATTAGGCACTGTGGCAGGTACTGGACCAGTCAGCATCGCTGATAATGGTACGCAGTTGTTCATTGCAGCCAATGGCCCTAGCTACATTTACAACAACACAACCAACGTGTTTAGCCAAATCACTGACCCTGACTTCCCAGGCGCAGTGACTGTGGCTTACCTAGACGGTTACTTCGTATTTAACGAGCCCAACAGCCAAAAGGTTTGGGTCACTAGCTTGCTAGATGGCTTGTCCGTTGATCCACTAGACTTTGCTAGTGCTGAAGGTGCTCCTGACTTGCTAACATCCTTGGTGGTCAACAACCGTGAGGTGTGGTTGCTTGGCACTAACTCAATCGAGGTGTGGTACGACGCAGGTACGCCTGACTTCCCTTTAGCACGTATCCAAGGCGCTTCTAACGAGATTGGCTGCGCTGCACCATACTCAGTAGCCAAAGCTGACAACAGCGTGTTTTGGCTAGGTTCTGACACGCGTGGTAGAGGTGTTATCTACAGGTCTAACGGCTACACAGGTGTCCGTGCCTCTAACCACTCTATTGAGTGGCAAATTCAAAGCTACGGCACCATCAGCGATGCGGTGGCGTACACCTATCAGCAAGACGGCCATACTTTCTACGTTATTAACTTCCCAAGCGCAGGCAAGACGTGGGTGTATGACATCGTTACGCAGTCATGGCATGAGCGAGCAGGTTGGGTGAATGGTCTATTCACACGCCATCGCAGTAACTGCCAGATGAGTTTTAACAACGAAATCATTGTCGGCGACTATGAAAACGGCAACCTTTACGCTTTTGACCTAGATGTTAATAGCGACAACGGTGCGATTCAGAAGTGGTTGCGTTCATGGAGAGCGTTGCCATCAGGCACGAACAACCTCAAGCGTACGGCTCAACACAGCCTACAACTCAACTGCGAAACAGGCGTTGGCTTGAACTTAGGCCAAGGCAGCGACCCAGAGGTGATGATGCGTTGGTCAGACGATGGCGGTCACACATGGTCTAACGAACATTGGACTAAGATGGGTAAGATTGGCGCGTTTGGCTATCGTGCGTTCTGGCGTCGCCTTGGCATGACCTTGAAACTGCGTGACCGCGTGTATGAAGTGTCAGGCACTGATCCAGTCAAGATTGCCATTGTGGGTGCTGAACTTATCGTTGATGGAACGAACTCGTAATGGTCAGTCCACTAAACGTCACCAAATTACCCGCCCCACGGGTAGCGCTGATTGACCCTACGACAGGGTTGGTATCACGCGAATGGTATCGTTTCTTCTTAAATTTGTTTGAACTGACAGGCGCAGGCTCTAATCCAGTGTCATTAGATGAGCTACAACTTGGGCCACCTAATCAGCAGTTTGACATTACATCTGAAATTAACAACCTGATACCTGCTGCGCCGTCGGATTCACCCTTGGTGTCACAGATTGCAGAACTTGAAAAGCAAGTGCAAGGGTTAGCGCTTGCGCCCATACACACACCGCAAGTGCCACAGTTAATCTACGGTAGCTTTTATAGCACTGCCAATCAGCCTGACGGCTCTAATACAACAGCGTTTCCAATCGTTTACGACACCACAGCGTATAGCAAAAACGTCACTTTGGAAGATAGAACCGCAGTGTTTACCGCGTCTATTGGCCCTGCAAGCACAACCATGACTGTGACAGCCATCACCTCTGGCCCTATTTACCCAGGCATGGTCATCACTGGTACAGGCGTTACGGCAGGCACTTACATTGTGTCGCAAACCACTGGTACAGACGGTAGCACAGGCACGTATGTTGTTAGCGCATCACAAACAGTAGCCTCTACGACCATTACAGGCACGTGCAGATCTAAGCTAAAAGCGGAAGTTGCTGGGGTTTACAACGTGCAGTTCAGCGTTCAGTTTGTTAATACTGACAATAATATCCACGATACAGATATTTGGATGCGTAAGAATGGCACAAACGTGCCTGATAGCAATAGCCAATTTTCTATACCAAACAGACATGGCGGCGTAGATGGCCACTTAATCGCCGCGTTAAATTTGTTTATTGATTTAGCCGCTGATGAATATATTGAACTGATGTGGTCGACCACTAACACTAGCACTACAATTCAGTACATTGCAGCGCAAACAGGGCCTGTACGCCCCGCAACGCCATCAGTTATCGTTACAATGGACTTAGTGTCCAAACCAACACTTCAGGGAGTCACAGCATGACAGTAACCGCAAAAGTCCTCGTACCGGCAAAGATTGTCGAAGCGACGCAAACAACCCAATACACCGCCAATAATGTGACGACCATTATTGACAAGTTCACTGCGACCAATTACAGCGCAACTGCTGCAACAATCAGCGTTAACTTAGTGACGACTGCAGGCACGGCAGGTAACGCCAACTTGATCACCAAGACCAAGACCTTGCAACCATCTGAGGTGTATACCTTCCCTGAGTTGGTGGGTCAAATTTTGATGGCAGGCGACTTTATTTCAACGATTGCAGGAACAGCCACAGCCATCAATATGCGCGTGTCTGGACGTGAGATTACAAGCTAATGCTTAACGACAGTGTTTGGAATGTCATTAAAGAGCATCTATCTAAAGATGGATTGCCTTGCGATGATAAAACTAGGCACTTAGTAGAACAACAAGCTGAAATAACACCGTTTAACGGTGGCGTATTTTTAGCAGTAGGTAATGAATTTGATTTGTTTGTAGTACCTGAAAAGCGTGGAAAATGGCGTATTAGGTCGGAAATTAATAACTTTCTTGCTAAAATGGCAGAAAAATACGACACTACGATTATCAGGATTAAAGAAGAAAATCAACCGTCTTTGCGTTTAGCAAAACATTTTGGTTTTCAAGAAGTTAGCCGTGACGACGGCGTAATTAAATTGGAGCGAAAATTATGGGAAGCGCAGTCGGAACATTAGTAGGCGGTGCAGCGGGTTTTGCGTTAGGTGGCCCAACAGGCGCCGCTATTGGCGCGTCTATCGGTGGTGGGCTAGACTCATCACGCGCTGCTAAATCAGCAGCCGCAACGCAAGCAGGAGCAGCCGCAGCGGCTACAGACGCGCAACGAGCTATGTTTGAGCGTCAAGTTGAGCTACAAGAGCCGTTTAGACAAGGCGGTTTAGCAGGTCAAAATCGTTTGCTTGAGCTATTAGGTGTAGGCGGTACTAAAACTGCACCAGGCTATGGGCGATACGCCACTGCTGACTTTACGCCTGCTAACTTCTTAGCCAATCAAGACCCAGGCTACGCGTTCCGTATGGCTGAAGGCATGAAAGCGTTAGATCGTTCAGCCGCTGCAAGAGGTGGTCTA